CAGCTTGTTTACCTTTTTCAGATTCACTACCTGCTTCATAATATATGTTAGTAGCCAAACATTTAAGTTGTTTTTGGTCTACTGGTTTTGGCTGAGGTTTAGCCGCTGCAGCTACTTGCTGCTGTTCCTCTTCTTCAAAAATAACCTCATTATTAGCGATAATAAAAATCGCAGAAATTAAAATTAAAATTGCTGCTACTACGTTTTCTACACGCGGATTGCGTAAAAAAGTTACTAATTTCATAATTTTCCTTTCCGAACGATAGTATACACTATGTTCTATTAAAAGACAAGAATTTTGGTTTTAACTAAGTGTTAAAATTTTTATTCTAAAAGATCCCAACAATCGCAATTACAATCAATTACTTCTTGTAATGCTTGACTTGGTGTCTGAGCCGGGAAGTTTACTACGGTAGATATATTAAAGATATCTACATTTGAAGGGATTAGTTGTGATTCCGGTGATGTATCTAAATTACCAGGGAATGGATAATTTGGATCAGTGCTATTGCCTGTTACTTTCGGAATAATCCCTGAAGAAGTTGATATAGTCTGAGGTCCCACAGTACCGGCACCACCTTGATTTATGATATCTTGAGTAATATTTTTATCAGAAATATCGTTATCAAGTTCCAAACCACATAAACTTAACCTGTTTGCGTTACGAATTTCACGCATTAACGCTATTATACTTTGTCCTCCATAAGTTAATCTATTTGCAATAGCTTCCAAAACGCTTACTGTATCGTATTGGTTAGTTTCTAAAGCAAATGAGTTTATTGTCTCCACAAAAGAAAAAATTGATAAGTTTGATGCTGTCAAAGTTTGAACGTATGTAGGTCCAGTAACTGTAGAACTTAAACCTGCATCAGTTCTTAATGTATCTTCTTTTGAAAGACTTGATCCAATATTATTCCAAAGTCTATTTAATTCTGCTACTGCTGTAGCATTCGCACTATTGTTAAAAATATTAGATATTTCTGTGTTAGCATTAGTAATTAGTGTAGCCATATTAGACCCCGTATTAGGTGAGGTCAAATCAGTAACCATTTGACTATATATTGATGCCAACGTAGAAGTCTGTAATTGTTTGATCAACGCTTCAATTCTAGCCATATTGTATGTTAAAATTGTAGCTGCTGGATAAAAATCATTCATAACAATAGTTCCATTAGGACCTGATCCTTTGGCTATTAAGTTAAGAGCATTATCCACATTTGTTAAATTAGTAGGTAAACTTGATCCATTAACTAAATTTAAACCTGTTGTCGTTTCTAAATTTGTTACAACTTGACTAAATTTTTGAATATCTACATTTTTAATATTTCTTATCTGCATCATAGAGTAGGAAAATGCTCCGCAAGCGATTGCTAAGCTAGGTGATAAAATAGAGGTTAAATAATTCCCATATCCTTTATTGTTTAATGAAGAATTGACTCCATTTGATGCGTAAATATTGTAATAAACCTTACTTCCCGTAACATTCGTTCTATATTCTGGTACAGTTAAACTACCATAACTTGTAGGAAATAATTTTACTGGATTTAATAAATCTGCTAATGAATTTAAATTTTGCGTTTGACAATTTAAAATTACTAAAATATCTTTTAAATCATTACCAACCACTACCGAAAATGCTCCAAATATTTTTTGTTCTTGAATAGTGGTTGCATCAACACCATTTAAAATAATATTATTAATTTCTGTTGTGGATAATCCACTATATAATAAGGCAACAGTAAGAGCTTCTGTTACAGCATTATTTTCATTTAACGTTTTTAAGAAATTACTAGGTAATCCAAATTTATCTATCGTGCTTAAATTGAGTACTCTTCCTGACTTTATTAAGTCTTGACCCCAAAATAATGTTGATTGATTTACTCCTGCAATATCTGCAGTTGTTAAATCATTCATGTTACTAAAGATACCTTTTAAAAAAGTTTTACTGTTTACAAATGAATTAATGGTTTGATTAGTTTGTACTTTATAACTATAACAATTTATAAAATCTTGACAGAACTGCCTATAAGCATTCAACTGTGATGAAGGATCTATGTTACCGCATAATGATGCGTTTGCTCTTCCAGCAAGATATTTTATAAAACCTAAACCATTTAAATATCTATAACTGTCAATAGTTATAGTAGCTCCAACAATAGGATATGTAGATGGTGCTGAATTGCCTAACGCAGGTATTGTAGCTGATCCTATTTTATTTAAATTAGCTAAAACTGTAGCACTGACAGGTAATGCTACTGCTAGTGCCATTGCATTATATAATGTGTTTAGAACTGTACTAGTAATTACTGTCCCGTTACTTACTGAAGCGGGAAGTCCAAGTGGAGTAGCATAACCAATGTTTGTATTAGTGGCGGTAAAAACACCGGTGTTTGCTACATATGTCCCTACACCAGTTATTAAAGAAGAAGATAAATTTACACTTAACGGGGATTGTTGACCTTGTAGACTCATGGGCAAAATATGTCAGGGCTACCTGTGACGATACTATGTCCACAGCTATTTCCTGAACCGACTCTAAGCACAGGGCAACCTTCAGCAAAAACAGTTGGACTACCATTAGTAGTAGTCGCCGCCCGATGTGGCGGATGTGGTTTACCCCATGGTGCGTGTGGTGTTATTCGGCTTACGTGTAAGCCTACTGGTATACCATTCGCAAATACAGTTCCGGCGCCCCTAACTATAGCACCGCCTGGTTGATCTGTATCACCTTTTCTACTTAATTTTGGCATCCTTATCCTAATATAATTTGCTTTTCTGGTACCTGTATACCGGTAGTAGCCTCAATATACTTTACCTTTACTTGTTCGTTAGTGTCTGCAACAATTGCGACACTATTAATATTTAGTCTAAAAACACCGTTCATATCTGTAGTAAATAGGCTAGGAACCATTCCTATACCTTTTTGACTAGGAGCAATACTCACAGGCTCGCTGATTTCAACGGTTTTATCGGTGATTTTTATTACTTTAGCGACTAATTCTTCGCCGCTATTTAATTTGAACGAATATACTTCATTTATGTTAAGATCCATGTTTATCCCATAAGTTTTTTGTGTAATTCTGTATATCCACCGACTAACTCCTCATTGATGAATATCTGTGGCACTGTACGTGCATTTGGCACTGCTTCTAGTAACTGATCTTTAGACCAGTCTTTAGTTATGTTTCTTTCTTCGTATTCAATACCTTTTAACTTTAATAAAGCCTTGGCTTTATCACAAAAAGGGCACATGTCCTTACTCCAAACTATTGCTTTCATTTTTTCCTCTTATAAAGCTGGTAACGCATCGTAATCAACGGTGTCACTCATGACACCAATTACGTAATTTGTACTCTCATTTTCTTGTAAAGCAGTTTGCTTTTTGTTGATATTCACGTGTTTGTTAAACCATGGAATAGGGCTTGTTTTTGGATGATTTTCTAAATACTTGATACCAATATCCTTAAGTCTGTTAAAAGCGGTCCAGTCTACAAAATCTTTAAGTATATCTGCATTTAGTCCTATTACAACGCCTTTACTAAAAAGATATTCAGCCCAATCTTTTTCCTCTTTGATCACTTCTAGGTACATATTGTAAACTTCTTGTTCGCATTCAACTTTCGCTTTTGCAAATCGTTCATCTTCTTTAACCACTTGATTAATTAGGTATGCTGTCCACTCAGTGTGTAACAATTCATCTTGTAGTATAAGACTTATAATATTACCATTACCAATATAAATTCTATTTTCTACCATTGCTAGGCTTGTAGCAAAACTAACCATAAAGCGCAATGCTTCAAGTGCATAACTAGCATTTAGTGCCAGCCAAATAGCTTTAACATGATCATCCTCTGATACAGTAGCTCCTGTTTCTTTGCTGCAGTTAAGTTGATGAAGTTGTTCATAGTATCGCCCTACATTTGCTGCCATCTCAACAATTTCTTTTGTATCATGTATCTTATTAAATTCTTCTTTAGGTACACCATATACATTACGAATGATATGACTATATGATTTGCTATGTATATTAGTTTCAAAGAAACTCCAATTATTAACCAATGCTTCTAATTCTGGAATACTAATTACAGGTCCGAATACTTGTGCAGGTGCACGACCTTGTATACTGTCAAGGGCAGTTTGACGCAATAGGTTGCTAGTGAAAATATGCTTTACTGCTTCACTAGCCTCTTTATGATCTATCTTATCTTTCGTTAATGTGACTTCTTCTGGCACCCAAAAGAACCCACGTGCGGTTTCTTCATATTTGGCAACTTTTGGATATTTAACTTCTTCAAATCTTTGTACTGTTACAGGACCTTCAGGATCCAAAAACATAGTGCGTTTTAAATAAT